TTGTTTGTAAACCATGTACAAGCATATGTCGATGGGAACGTTCCAGGCTGCATAGAATCCAGTCTCGTATAAACGACAACCTCTTCATCATCTGGTTTCCAGATTTCGTCAAGTTCCGTGTGATTAATTACTGTCACATCCCAGTGTTCGTCAATGTGCTTTGCCAAAGAACCGACTGCATCCAACGGAAGATACGAATGTTTTGGAAATGCGTATGCATCAAACGTCAAAATTGATCCGCACACCTCTACGTCCGCTTGCCCTTCAATCGCCTCTTGAAACGATTCGGATTTTCTCCATACAAGAGAAATCGTTGTATCTGCATCGGTTAAAAAAACTCCTTCAAACGCCTTTTTCAAGACTTTCTTTGCTTCAAGCAAGTTTTTATAACCTTTATTATTAAACAGATACGCTATTGCAATCTCCATTGTTCCAGAAACCTTACGTTCGGAATCATCTTTCAGATTCAATCCATAAATGATACGCCCATATTGTGAGCCATCCCATCTTGAATCGGAATCATCGGGTGCCTGATCTAAAAAGATTGCTGGTGCATTTTTAAATGAAGCTAAGCCCTCAATGCCCAGCTCCTTTAAATACTTGAAAATTATTTGTTTCACAACGTTACCTCAAAATCGGAACCGAAGATTTTGACAACCTCCGGCTCTGCTTTCTTCTTAATTGGATTGACAAAGGGTCGTTTAGCCATCTTTTTTGTGCCATCCTCCAGCCATCCAGCATATTTAGCATTACTTTTCAAGCGACTTGTAACTCTGTTCCCTTCAATCAAGGTTTCATCGTTCCAATCTTGACGTAAATTACCAGACTGTGGTGCTGGTGTCTCTCCTGGGGAAGAGGATCTATTAGGTAACGCTTTGTACTTTTTTCCTGATCCCGGTTTAGATAATACTTCAATTTCTACATTTCTCAATACATTCGTGGCTTCTGCCCCTTTTCTTGCCATTTCACGTTTTATACCGAAATTTAATTTTCTTATAATAGCATCAAAAATTGCTTTTATATTCATTTTGTATCATTCCTTTCTAGCACATAGTAAATTGAAAACTGCCCTGTTCCAGCTGGGTCTTTTGTTCCTTTCACAATAAACTTACGATCGTGGCAAGGATCATCCCCAAGCAATAACACGTCATTCTTACTTATCTTGACTGCTGGATGATAAGAAACAATCGTATGGCTAATCGGGGACTGGTTTTGTCTCCAGATTTCCATTGTTTTCATATCTGCTTCGGCTAATATGCCGTCTATGATCGCATCTGAAGCTTCTTTTTCATTTCCCTTTACAACCATGCCATCGTCCATGACTTCTGTATCCTGCCAGTAAACACGGAAAGACTGCATATATTGATATGGTCTACCGATTGATGTCATTTTCAAAAGCGTCCACCTCCAGGATGATTCATCATACCAACGTAAAAATACTCTCGTTTTTCATTCTCATACGGCTTGATTCCAACACTGGAAGATGCAATTTCTTTTTTCAGATCATCATAAAGCTGTTTCCAGAAATTCATTCGATTACCAAAATTAAAAGAGACAGGACCAACACTGTTGTCTACGTCCTGTCCGTATTTGAACATCATATGTTCTAGCAATTTCAGTTTTGCCATCTTAAAATTGTCTGGATACTGCTCTAATACAGCTGTGATCTCTTCATCGGAAAGTGCAGCTGACATTTCATCCTTTGATACATCAGTATCCGCCAATTCGAACCGCATCTTCATAACATCATTTGTATTGATCTCATCTGGAAAATAGTTATACGTCATTCTCCTCGCCACCTTCCGGCTGTTCTGCTGGTTCTTCGGTTTCTTCTACTGCTTCTGATTCCTGATTAATATCAGTATCAGTGGAAAGATCAGCAAGTCTTGTTTCAACTGCTGCCTTGATTCCTTTTCTCGAATCGATCTCATGTAACAGCTGTAAAACCGGTGCATCTTCCTCTGTCATGGTCGCAATCTCAATTTTTGCCTCTTCCATTGTTTTCTGAATTGTGGCAAAGAACTGTAATAACTGCTGTGCGTTCACTGCAAGCTCGTGCTTAGATTGTAATAAAGGAATTGATAAAGTGTTAGGGTTAACATTCAAATTCTCTGCATACGCTCCATTTACGCTCGCTACTTCTGCAATGTGTCCAGACTTCTTTAAAAAGAGAGAGCGTCGTTCATCTACGACACCCTCTGGAATAGTCTCTCCGATCTTATACTGCTTTCCACCAAAGTTTACTGGTTTTAATGCAACATAATTCATATAAAGCACCTCCTACTTGGATACACATCCTGTTAAGAAAGTTGCAAGGTCATCGGAAGTTTTCTTCATATCCGTTGCCATAAGCCCTTCGATGAACTCTGAATGTGATCCTCCAGGTCCGTCATACTGTGATGTAGCCATCCACTGTCCATTGCCTAACATATCCCATGTATAAATATATCCGGCAGATGGTTCTTCAAGATCTACTTCTTTCGGTGCATAAGTTAATAATGCACTGTTATCGTCAAAGACAAATTTCATATCGGCTTTCTGACCGATTTCTGCTGCATTATAAGTTGCATACAGAACTTTTACTTCTTCCAGACCAAGTATCGCCGCAATTACCTGTTCGTTAACAAGTGCTGGATTCGGTGTTGACCCTGAACCTGTAACTCTTTCTAAGAACTGCGGATGATTTTTGATTGCCTTATACGCTCTGTATCCTAAGCATAATTTATTAGGTATTCTACGTCCGTTTAAAAGGATTTCTTTCTTCATCTCATCAAACTGACCTACGATGTCCGCGTTTGCATCATCAAAATGCACAAACTGTTTAGATGTTGAAGCTGTTGCTTCTCCTGTCTTAACATTTGCCCATGCGTCAGCATTGAAAAACTTGTTTGCAAAGACCATATCAAGGTGCAGATTCATCTGTTCTGAAACCTGTTTTACCTTTGCACGTCTCGGATCAATCGTTGCTGGTGCTCCAGTTCTCTGGTAATCCAGAGCTGTGATATTATCTACTCCGACGATGATCTGATCTACCTCACATTTGTAAGTAGAATCTGAATGAGAGAATACAGCCGGATCTACTGCTCCGAACTTAGGCTTTCTCTTTACCTGATCTTTTGCAATCTCTTCCTTGTTGAAAATATAGTAATTTCCTGTACTTGCCTGCACTGGTAGGATCGGAAAGATACTTGGTGCAACATTCATTCCCGGTGCCTGAAAATATGACATTGCCATATTTGTTAAGTAATAGTTAGGTTTCCATCCTTTCGCAATATCAACTGCGATTGCTGCTGCGTTGTTATGTCCTGTGTTCATTTATTTCATTCCTCCTTTATTTATGCTTCATATCCAGCATGGATGATCGCAACGTTTACGATGTCTCCTTTTGCTGTCGCTGGTGTCAGTGCCATAGCTAAGATGTACTGCCCTGTTGTTGCCTTCTGGCATAATCCCTCTTCATCAACAGCAAGGAAATCTCCAGAATCAAACGCTGCACCAGCGGTCCACATGCCCTGATTTCTGATCTGAACAGTAATATCATCGCCTTTGGATGCTGTTTCATCTCCAAGAAGCACAATTCCTGTTGCTTTCTTTCCGGCTTCAGGGAGTTTCGCTCCATCTTTTGTTAATAAAACTGCTACGGCTGTTTTGAGTTCTGCTCCAGCTGTAACATTGATCACTGGGCTTCCACCAGTTGGATTGTATTCATATGTTCTGTTTGCCATCTTCTCTGTACCTCCTTTCTTATTTATCGAACATTGCTCTTAATTCAGGATCATTCTGCATAACGATATCCTGTGCCTGTGCATCAGTAAGGTTTGGCATAGACTTTTTGATCTCTGCTACCTTTGCGTTCATCTTTGCAACACCTTCTGTATCGTCATTTCCTGTGTGAGCTCCACCAGATTTACCGATTTCCTCAAACAGACCTGATTTCTGAATTACCGCAAGGTTGTTATCCATGGATGCAATGAACTTGTTATAAGCTTCATCGGATGTTGCTTTCATGGATTTCAGAACTGGCACTAATTCCTCTGCTTTTGTTCCTAAGAGTTCATACTTCTTAGCAACTTCTTCTAAGGACTTCTGTTCTGCTTCCTCTGCTCTCTTCTGGATTGGTTCCATGATCTTCTCCATCATAGAAATGAAGTCCTTTGTAACACCTTCCATTGCTTTATTCACTGCTTCCTGAACCTGTCCATCAATATCAGCTCTTTTTGCAGTATCCTCTTTTTTTGCATTTGCATCATCCTGTAATGCTTTTAATGCTTCTTTCTTTTCTTCCTCTGTCATATTTGAAATATCAAATGCCATTTCATTCTCCTTTTCTTTTTTTTCTTTGTTAATAGTTTCTGGATCACAAGATTTTTCAATGACTTCTTGCATTTTTGCGATCTCAAAATCATCCGCAACAACAGTATCTTCTTTGTCTGTTGCTGCACGTTCTAATTTGATCCAAGACTTGGATGCATCATCCGAAAATGCCTTAAACTGATCAATGCTCTGTGCGATTGCTGCCTGTTTATCCTCACACTCTTTATCGAGTAAGATTGACACGATCGACTGCTCCAGAGAGTTACAAGCATTCCAGATCTGATCCCTTACGTCATAGATCTTTTTTTCGTTCATTACATCATCAAAGGATGTTGCTTCATCTTCCATGGATTTCCTGACATCCTCTGAATTTACTCCTAGGCTGTCACAAAACGCATTAAAGAATCTCTTGAAAAAGTTTCCCTTCGGCTCTCCTGTACCTCCTCTCTTTTTAATCAGGATATTTGCTTTCTGATCTGCTCCGATATCTACTGCATCGATCTTTTTTACTTCCAGATCTTCCAGCTTTGTCTTTCCTTTTGTTTTCATGTTTCCTCCTTTCTAACGACACTTTTTCGAGTTTTGAACACGAAAATTGCATTTTTGATACAAAAAATAGACCAATTTGCATTTTTTACAAAATGGTCTATTTTCATTTCAGATTTCACTTAATTTTAGAATAAATTTCAGTTTCTCATTTCAGATTTCACTTCCTCAATGATCTTCTGAATCTTTTTTTTATAGTTCTTATTCCCAGTCAGTCTTATGTGGCTTTCCAAGGTCCTTAGATTTCTGGATGTTGGAACTCTTCTACGTTCTACATTCTTCTTAATTGCGATCGCAACTCTTTTATTCCTACAGTGCGTATGGTGCAATTCAAAGCAATCAGGATTGTACACGATCCATTCATCCTGTCGGTGTGATTTCTTAATCTTAAGAATGCGATCATCTCCTAGTTAATTCCTTGCCATGCCTGTTGTAGCAAAAATCCTAACAGTTCCCAGATTTTGTTTTTGATCCTTCCCATGCAAATATCTTTGCCGATCTTTTCATCGTAATTCTTTGGATCAACACACGAAGATGATTCCACGATATCAAAACCATTTCGAAGCACACAACGAACAACTGTTGTTGTCTCTCCCATCGTGATTGTCTCCGTAGATGCAATAAAATCATCGACCATTTCTGGTCCGATACTTACTCCAGATGGAAGATTTTTATTATCATTCACTTTCATATATGCTTTCTCAAAAACATCTTTCGGAGACCATGATTCGTACCCATCTGGGTATACAACCTTGTATCCTGTGATTTCCTTTGTGATCGGATTTCTTTCTGGTTCTGCCTGAATCAATTTTGCACCGATATATTTGTCCATCATTCTTCCTCCTCGACTTCAATACGTTTCGCTTTGCCCTCAATACTGAACATCGTATAAGTTCCGTCCTTAATCTTTGCCCAGACCTCATCGTCTGTGATGTGGAAACCAACCCACCAGCCTTCAGGCAACGTACCTTCCTCTATACCGAGAGTTTTCATCTTTTCCTTAGTGAATATAATACTCTCGATTAAAACGCCTGCACCGCCTCGCTCGTGCATCTCTCCGGCTTCACGATAGAACTCTACATAGGTATATGCTGTCTGTTCTAGTTCTTCCGGATCAATTAAATCGTTCTGGCGGTCAACCAGCTGTTTTCCGTTCTCATCGACTGCAATCTTAGCCCATCCAAAGACGTACTGCTTTTCTTCGTCCTTCTTAGTAATATCTACTCGATTCAAGGACTTTCGTATACTGTCCTGTGTCTGTGCTGGGGATCGTATATAATCGTTAAAATATCTCATGCTTCCTCCTTCTTGTACAGCCGATCAAAGTCATTCTTACGAACTACATTTAATCGACCGACTGAATCTTTTACAACATAGTCTCCTATTCTTGCAACAAGTCTGCTGCCTTTATATCTCCGTGCATTAAAATAGATCGTACATCCAATAACGGAGATTGCTCCGTCACGCTGTGCACGATCTATCATAATTTCTTCGGTATTCATTTTCTTAGCAAGCCAGTCAGGGGCGATCATCTCAATATCGGGTGTGATCTGCACTGCCTGAACTGTCTGCTCTATTGCTTTGTACTTCATCATTCTTCTTTCTTTGCATATCGTCCAGTTCCATTTGCGTAATGGATTCCGTCACAGATTTTCATAGTTACTTCTAACATCCCTAAAGGTTCAAACTGCCTACGAATATTTCTCGGAATTGTCCTATCCTTTAACCATTCATGCATATCGTCCAGTAATTCAAACCATTCTTGTTCGTGTTCTGATACATCCATATCTTGTTTCATTAGCTGATCGAATCTTTCTTTTAATTCAAGATGTTTTTCCATTTTCTAAAGCCTCCATCCAGTGCGATACCTTCTGATAATCTTCAATATTTCCTGATAACATCATTTTATCATAGATCATATTATTCAGCCAGTCATACCTATCTGGTAACGGAACAGAAATAAGCTTCATTGCAAAATCATAATCATTTTTAAATAACCCAGCAACTTTATTTATATTTCTTAAAGCTTCTGTCATATGATCGTACTGTGATTCAAGAATTTGTATATTCTCTTTCTTGCTAATCTCCTGTGCTGCAAACTGTACCGAACCCTCTTCCATGTTCTCATACTGTTTATACATTTTACGATCATATTTTGTAACTGATCTAGCGTGTAACTGTTCATGTAACAAAATATGTTGGGCTGTTTCATGTCTGGTTATAATATCTCCGTTCCACTGGATACCATAAACACCAGAATCATCATCAACTACGACCTTTCCACTCCATGAGCTTTCAAGATCAAGATGTTTGTCTGCAATCTCTGACATTTTATTAGCAAGAGTCTCTATTTCCTCTGTGCTGTACTCTCGCAGTTCATCTTCTTCTGTTTCATACGCTGCAGCCATAGATTTTGAATTGACATACATAACACAGCATTTACACCTCGGATGAAGCGGAGGAAGTATCTTACCTGGGGCAAATTCTTCGTCCATTCCAACAACTTTTCCGTTCAGTTCTCTACATGTGCTGCATGTATTCTCACTGTCCGTGGCAGACCATTTTTTATCCTGTGGTGGCAATATGCCTTGATCGACAAGATTCTTTATATGCTGATATCTGCCATACTCATATGCAAACGCTCTTTCGGTCTGTGCGATCGTGACGGCTCTTTCTCTTAGCCTTTTCTCTGCATACTTCATTTGCTTATCTCTCGCCATTTTCTCGATCTTCTCTGGACTTGTCCTAGGATGTTTCTTAGTAAGCTCTTCCTTGATATTCTCATAGTATTTCATAGCCGCTTGTGTCTGTGGCTTCGTTAAACCAATACAAGGACGGATAAACCTTGCAAGTTCATCTGTCCCCATATGCTTTCTTATACCTAGATCGATCATTGACTGAATTGCATCTTTCTGTACTCTTGTACAATTCGTTACAAGCTCAGCTGTGTGCTTTTCCAACCAATCAGATACCGCCCAATGATCTGCATCAAATTTATATCCAATGTCTATTCCTTTGTGCTGGTTTTGATTTTTAGCACCAGCTTTCATTGCTTTAACCATCTCTGGTGCAATCTTATCATGAACCAGTTTTGAATAATCCTGTTGCCATTCTTCTACAGATTCCTTGGAGATCACACCAGCCTGAATAGCTTCTCGGATCTCCTTAAATGTAAAAACTGTCTGCTGATCCTTCCAATATCTGACCAGCAAGCGTGTTAATTCTGGGCTACTGCTATTAAGAAACCTCTCTAATGCCTCTTTCACATCATTTGGCTTCATTGATCCACGCTTCTTAACCTTTCGGAATAGGAACATATAATCAGCTCCTTCCTAATCGTTTCTTTGCTTCCTGTACCTTTCCATCATCTTCGGCAACGTCTTGATTGTCCTCTGGATGTACATTATTTCCATGTGATCCAAGATCGTTCGTCTGCTGATCTTCTCTGTCCGGATCAATGAATCTTTCATCGTCAGCTACCTTTGGCGGCAAATTAGCAGCTTCTCGAACATATGTTTCCAGTTCGTCGTCAGGGATCAATACACCAGTGCCAACCATTGCCTGAATGTACTGTGCTAATTTGTTCATGTCGATCTTTTCAATATCTCCGTGAACCATCTTCGGGTAGTCCGTGATCCCTTTGAAATGTTCTCCGTTTAGATCAATCAATCTTGGGATCGCTTGGTTATTGAATGCCTCACAAATAATGTCAAGGTATGATCCAATCGCTACAGCAAATAACTCTGTCTTATCATCGGACAGTGCAAATGATCCAGTGTGCTCATGTCCAAGCAAAATAAAATCCGCAAGCGTTGTCATTGCTATGCGGCTATCATAACGATTTATGATCTCGTTCGTATCAATCTGTCTGCTTCCACCTGTGGAAACAAGCTCGAACTTAAATCCCGGTGGTAACACGATTCCAGCACTCTTGTCTTGTCTGATATTTCTCACCAGACTATTTGCCCATGCTAACATCCTTGATCCTTGTTCATCGTTTGGATCGTATAAGTCAACCCCTTCTTCTGGCGGTGTGATCATAGGTATACCGGCAAGATCTCTTTCGATTCCGATTCCCTCAAATTCCTGAATACCTTTCTTAAAGTACCAGGAACGATAAGCATTTCTTAATATGCTTCGTCCCTCCGGATTCCCTTTTCTGGATCTGGTTCTGAAATGAATTGCCTTTTCCAGTGGAATCGTATAAAGCCCAAAGTTTGGCGGTGGCATTTGGGTCATGCCGATAAGATTATCTTCATCGTCATACTCCCACTGATACAAAGAATCCTGTGATCGGATAGGAAGCTTTCTCCATCCAATCAAACCATCGTTATATTTGCTGTTCGTCTTAGGGTTTCCTGTTCGCCCTGATCTCCTCTTATATACGATCTCGTGATACGACCAACCGTATGTAAGGAATGATAAGATTTCCGATACTGTGTCAGTCCATGTACTCTGCATATCATCCATGCAAGACTCAACGAACTCCGCTGCTTCTATATCCTTTTTATCGTCTCCCTGTGGCTCTACGGAAAACTGTGCCTGTCTAAGCAATGTATCTAACGCAAATATGATTGCTCCAATCACATCATCGTTAGACTCCATTTCCGTATATACCTTTACTCCTCGTTGACCTCTCAACTCTGGGAGAAATTCTTCGTAAAAGCTACCGCCCCACCGGTTTTGACCAATGCGACCTACTTCATCATACAATGCTATTTCACCTCCAGTAACTATCTTTTGTTCCAATATCACTTCCTGGAACGCTGATTGGTTTAATTTTGTTTCTATAGCAAGATAAAACAACAGCATCAGCTCTGTCTGGTGACTCTCCGATGCGTTCTTTCATTGCTTTTTTTGATTCTAGTCGTATCTTTCCTGATGAACTAAGATCATATTTTCTTGCACTTAATTGTGCAAGAAGTTCTGTATCATTTGGTAATATTGCTTCTTTTTCTTCTAACATATCTCTCAATATGGACCATGCATAGGATGTGATATCATGATATTTTTCTGATGCTTTCTTATCTGGAACGGCAGCAGAAAAATTGACCGGAACGATCACTATACCTGATAGTTTTCCCTCCGATTTTAATTCATTCAAACGATCTGTTATTCCGCCACCAAGACCAGTGTCATCTATGATCACATATATTGTTTTTTTATATTTAAACTTTTCTCTGATATTCCTACACTCTACAACAACATCTCCGACAGTTTTCATTAAGTCCTGCCCATGTCTGATTTTTTCTAATGTGATCTTGTTATTCATATTTCTTGCGATCACTGTATCATCATTTCCAAATCGAGCCACATCAACTCCTAAAGTACAAATATCAGCCGGTGGTATCTCTTCCAAGATGATTGATGCCTCAAGCATTTCCAGCGGCATATAAACATCGTCATCTTGTTTAGGAAACAATCCTTTTACTCTGACTCTGACAACATTACTTTCTTCTCCATATTTTCTGATCAGAGAATCAATGTTGTCCTTATTAGTTCTTTTAGACTCTGCGGAGTTTACAGTGATGCAATAATATAATTTACGATCCGATGTATGGCTGTCGTAAAATGTACCGCTTGCTTTTGTCGGGTTTCCACAAAGTAGCAATTTATTATTTGATCCTGTCAGAGTACCTAAGATTGCTTCCATGATCGGATCTGCAACACCAGAAGCTTCATCAACGATAAATAGCATATTATCCTCATGGAATCCTTGCATATTTTCTGGAGTGGTTGCTGTTCTTGCTACTGCATACCAACGTTCTTTGCTGCCAATCATAGATATTTTTGTTTTGGTCCACTGTAGTATCTCCTTCAATAACGGAGATTTACTTTGCCACTTTGAAACCTCTGCCCATAGAACATCGTTCAACTGGTGCAGTGTTGGGGCTGTTGCAACAACTCTTGCATTCTCAAAACAGCTTAAAAACCATAACAATGTTGCAGCTTCAAATCCTGTTTTTCCAACACCCTGTCCGGATTTTATCGTTACTTTTGGATTATCTCTTAAAGCAAATGCTGCTTCTTTTTGCCATTCATCTGGATAAAAGGAAAGAACTTCTTCAAAAAATTGAACTGGATTCTGCTGCCATAAAGGAATACTCTCTACAAGGAAATCATGTAATACTCTATCATCCATCTGATTCCCTCGCTTTTTTTACAGCATCCATCCAAGATTGAACCGCATCAGATTCATTATTATTTCCACTATGCTGAATTTGCTCTGTTCGAGCCTTCATTTGTTCAACCTTAGCTTTTTGTTCTTCTGTTGCCATATTCATATGATCTGACAACCATTGCAAAGCTTTCATGCGATCAGCTAATTTAATACTTGCACCATCACGTCCTTGTTTTACTTCAGATAAAATTGTTCCGTCTATTTCTGTAGAATCCTTGAATCTAACGACATTTGCTGTTTGCTTTAGTATTTCTTTTTCTCCAGTCTTTGGATTTTTTATTTCCACAGGTCCATACATTGACATTACTGCTACTTCTTCTGTTCCAAACGAGACATAATCCGTAATATCAGCAAAAGCGATATCCATGTATTTTTGGAAAATATCCTCTTCTGATAGAAATTCACGATTAAGACGATTTTGTTTAAGACTATTGATCTCTGATTTTATCTTAGTATTTCTTAGTAACATAGATCCATTAACCATAGCAGTTTCATAACTACATTGATATGCTTTCTGATATGCCTTTGTGGCATTAAAACACCTCACATAATAGATGCAAAAAAGCCGCTGTTTATCAGTCAATTCGTCATTTTTCATAACCTTATCAACTTCTTCAACAACGGCTTTCTTTTTTATATTTTTTTTCGGTTTGGAGTACTCCGTATTTGTTTGGAGTACTCCGTTCAATTTATCATTCCATTTATCCTTGCATTTCCATCCACTTATCGTTTTTTCTGATACATTAAGCTTCTTTGATATTTCTCTGTTTTGGATTTCTCCATTATGTTTTTTATATATTTCAAAAGCTTTATCCCTATTAGGATCTCTTGCTCTTGGCATATCACCACCTCTCATTCTGATTTTATCAATAAAAAAAAGAAATGAACTAGAATTTTTTTTGTAGCTCATTTCTTTTATCCTACTGGAAAATTATTTTTGAATATATATTTCTTACCATCTATATCTCGAATATCTATCCAAATCTTATTATTCAAATCAATAGCATTATCGTCAACAAATTTCTCGCATTCTTTAATTCTGACATTTATTTTTATGCATTGACTTCCTTTTATAATCAACGGTTTTTTCATTTTCGGCATTCCTAAAACTTCTTTTTGATTATTATTAATGGATATATTATCAATTACAATAGTTGCAAATCCATTATTAACTATCAAGAGTTGAATATATATTTTATCTTTCTTTTTTATATATGTTGGTACTGCAATCAATTTTTTCTTATATGGAATAAATGTCATCCTTTTTGAAATTATTATTGCTAAGACACTTATCATAATTGTCATTAAAGACAATATGGCTGAAATAAATCCTGTATTTAAATTACACCATTTTATGATTTCACTCAATTGTGTTCTCCTAATATCAATCCTGATTATCTTTTCGTGCAAATAAATATCCACTTAACGTGAATAGTAATGTCTTTATGATCTCGATAATTGAATTTGTTGTTTCACTGGATTTTCCAGAAATAATTGTAACTATTGTATCAATCAAAAATACCAATCCTAAAAACACCAAACAACCAACAATTAATCTAAATGCTGTAAAATATTTTTTGTCATTTCGGTCTTTATCCTTTTCTTTTATTTCCAATTGTCGAGCTTCTAAAGAATCTGCATCCATTGATTCCGGGAATCCAGCTTCATCATCTATTGGTTCATCCATCTCGACTTCCGCTTTTCCAAAGAGAAAATCTTCATTTTTTGATTCTTCATTCATTTTACATAATTCTCCTCTTTAGAAATATCTTGATCATCTAAATATTTATCTTTCCTTTGTACAGCTTTCCACCAAGCAGTGTTTTTCCTATGTGTCATTTCAGATAGCCTAATTCCATCGTAATGTTTATATTTATTCCATATTAAGTCCAATACATCTTTAAAATTTCTTGAAGTATCTTCGTTAACAACAAATACGCTTCCGTTAGATTCTTTATGATATTCTCTAATTGCATTCGCCCCATTTACTTTAAAAGCATCATAAACACTAGGTAATACTGGACCATATTTCCACACTTCAAATTTTTCATCAAAAAGTTTTTTATCAGTGCGTTTATAATAACTTTTGTAGACTAAATAAATCATTTTTTGCATTTTCATAGGAGTAATATCAATGTTTTCATTAAAAGCTCTATACAAAATAGAATTTGCAACGTTTAATGCTTCTACCATATTGATCCTCCTTCCATAAACCATAATCCTATTTATATTATAATATTATCGTTAGAGGAATGCTATAAGTATTTCAGAAAATACCTTACAAACATACAGTCGAACATTTGTTCACATTGTATAAATAATAAATATATAGTAAAAAGAGCCCCTTTTTATAAGGAGCTCCTCTTTGGTTTTTTATGAATCTTTTACATCTATAATTCTATCATGTACATATTGTAATTGCAATTTACTTATTTTGTAATCGTGTTTTCCTCTCTCCTACTCCCTAAATCCCTTAATTCCGTCAATTCCAAAGATTAGAGAGGATAGTTTTTGTATTACAATATGTATGTCCTTATAAATAGTTTCTTTGGAACAATGATGTTTCTTTGCTAATTTACTTACTGAACTCTTCTCTGGTGCAATATACATTTGGTAAATTACATCACATTGTCTTTGGTCAATACAATTGCCAGCTTTAGCATACATCTCATATATTTCCAACATTTTTTCAATATGCTGGACCATGATTGCAGTTCTAGTTGCACTTCTTCTGATAGAATCAACAATGATATGATCATCATATATATTCATCATTGTGTCTAAGATATCTGCTGCACTTTCTTGCATCTGTGTTTTTCCATAAATAGATTCTTCTGCATTACATTTTAATTCTCTATAAGTGGTCAATAATAATTTTGTATTATGCAGCATTTTATTTGATTGTCGTTTGATCTGATGTGTTCTTTCTTTCTCAACCTTGTCAATAGCTACTTTGGCCGCATTTTCAGATGATATTACAATAATCTTTTCTAACATATCTTTCGTTAATATAATTGCCTGTTCTGCCATACTTGCGCTCCTCCTCTATTTCATTTATAATGATCTTACATAGTTTTTATTTGGGAGTTGCGCAAGCACTCCTATTTTTTATGCTTTATCATCCCACTGCAATTTCTGACCGCAATCAGGACAGTAATTTGTCTTACGTTCAATCGGAATGTCATGATGTCCATCCCCAAGATCTCTTGAAAACTCATATCCACAAGTACACTTTGTATCCTCCCATTGTTTGAACTTAACCTTGTGTGGCTTCTGTTTTTCTCGTGCCTCTCTACACTCTTTCGGTGTTCCTAATGTTTTGTAATAATCCAATAATGAATAATCTACTTGAACATTCTTACTCGCCTGTTTCAATTCTTTGACTTCTTCTGGTGTCAACTCTGTATCTTCATAGTGTGCAAGATCATACATTGCTTTATTGATAAGGTTCTTATTTTTGATAACTGCCACTCCGCAGCTGTATTCTGTTAATCTCTCCATATTCCTTCCTCCGTTTCGTTTAACTTCTTAATATTTTTCAAATTGTTAAGCCTATATAATATCCCATCAACGACATATTTTTCTATTATCTCATACAAAGCATTTATTGTCGTATCCGCCATTTCTTGAAAGTTGCATCCTAGTGACAAATCTTCTAATTTGCATATCTCACAACAACCATGTATATTACAATAGTTATACAATTCTGTTATTTTTTCTGCTCTTGTCATAGAGCCTCCTCGTACATATCAAAATTTACGCATAATTCACATTCGAGTGTAGAATATTTATGTCTGCAATTTCTACATTCTTTGTATAAATTTTCTTCCTCCCATTTTTCAGTGCGATATCTTCTGTTTTTTTTGCGTTGATTATAAAGAGTTAGTGATCTTAATTTTTCGCAGTTGTCGAAATTTTTCTTTAACATTCCCCAAATTTTCTTGTCGTGCCTTTTCTTAAGTCTTGTTCCTTTATACGTTCTTCTTGCTATTATTAGCTTGTCTCTTTCCTTCTTCGCCTGTCGCTTATTCATTCTCTACCTCCACTGGCACATAATCTAACGGAGATCGCCATACCCAGCCCCATATATCATCGTAAATAAGAAATTCCGTACACTCGAACTTATCTTTCTGGACAGCAAATACTGTATATATCTTCTCTGTTGATTTCTTCTTGACTTTAAACATTTTTCATTCTCCTTTTGCTCTAAGCATACAAAATAATAATTCTACTAAGCTTTTTCTCCTTAATGCTTTACCGCATTTTTTCATAATAACTAAATGCCATTCATCCGTTATGCTTCTATCCGTTATTTTCTTATCAGATTTGTCAGCTTTCCAACATCCTCTAGGCATGGCAACCATGATTCCATAATGATTATAAGACTCTGGATGATTTTGTTTTATGTATCTGTCCAACTTTCCAGATTGAATGTCTGGCAATAGATCTTCATAACACTGCATTGTTGTTACTATATAATTTTTCTCTCCCAAGAAATTTAGTCCATTTCCGCTGTAAACATCTTCTTTGCAGCTTTTTACTTCATAGCAAATGAAAATTCCTTTTTCCAGGGACGATATGCTGCACTGTCCGTCTGGTATATACTGCATAAAATCAATTCTTTTTGTCTTAGCTTTTGATGATCCGTAATCTACAACTACTTCTTTCGCCCAGTACATCCCCATACCACATAATTTTTCTTCGTATAACAGCTTTCCTAGAAATTCTGTTATCGTCTTTCTGTTGCTCATAGATCATCCCTTTCTTTCGCTGCATGACATAAAGTCATTACTGCTGCACCAGCTACCGATCCAATGAATAAGCCACTTAAAAATCCTATGATCATAAATCATCCTCCATAATACTCTCAAACCTGTATTTCTGCTTTACCTCTGGATATTTTTCGTGATCTACTTCACTCATAAACATTTCTAATGGTCTTGCATAGATTCTTTGCATTTCTTTTGTAGCAGCATATACTACAAGTAATTCTTTTGTCTCTGTATGGCGAGCAACATTAAGGACAACATATAAGTTCCCTTTAAAGTGTTTGTACACTTCGTAAGGTTTCGGCATGTGTCGTCCATTTAACGTCTTTGCTACACTCTCTATTTTTTCTATTGTCTTTCCCATGTTCTGTAACCTCCTTTATTCCACCTTGTTAGTCGTCACTCCACATATTTAATAAACCGTCAATGTCTCTTTCTAATTCGCAATAATCATCTTCGATTTTGCTTCTTAAAATTTCATATAAAGCATTTATGCTTGTTAAACACAACATATTTTCTTGATATATTACATAATTTGGCGTTATTCCATCATCTTTGTATAAACATTCAAATGCGATAACGTATATTTTATCTATGTCATTTACATCTATTGATTCCTCACTTTCTCCATATACTTTTTTATAAATTCTTTTGTAAAATCTTACTAGGATTCCTGCCACTTCTTCATCGTTTATGCAATTATCACTGATTCTTTCTGGATTGCTCATAATTGTATAAATAGCTGCCTTTTTGCATGCGTCCTTGAATTGCGTCTTTGTAATCACGTTCCCACTCCTTTGGCATTTTTCTTTTACCCCACATCCTTGATATTAAGTTCTGCTGTCGCAGGTATAAATCTCATATATCCTGCATCTCTTATAATCTCGTTCTCTGTTAAATCAACAATCTGTTTCTTTTCTTTTTCTGATTTAACCACAAGGTAATAATGTTCATCTCTCACACCCATACACACCTCTCCAATTTTGAAGTGACTTAATGTGTATGTTTTAATACTTGGTTGTTTTGCATTAATTTTCATCTTCTACCTCACTTTCAAATTCTTCAATCTCTCGCCATGCCAAAACACTTTTATCGCTATAATATCTAATTTTACTGTTACGGTTTCTCCATCCGTGAGAGTCATGCCATGTTCTGTGAATGCACCCATCTTTTATAGAAACTAAAACTTGTTTATTATCTTCTGGCAGGTCATTCGGATTATCTCTTAAGTCGTGCCATCTATATTTTTGTTGCTTATTGAACAACCATGACACTACATTTAACACCTGCTTTTTTGTGATACTGTTTATTGTCGCTGCATTTATTACATCATGTATCGCTTCGTACTTTTCATCTTTTGTATATTTTTTAGACTCTATTTGTTGAAATACTGCAAACGCTTTTCCAATGTTCATCTTATTCCACCTCTTTCAGTTGTTCTTTTGCTAATTTGAAAGCCAGCATGTACAAGTCAAGTATTCCTGTCGATCTCTTACCAAAATCTTCAATAACTTCAAAAATGTCTGGATCAATCTCTGAAAGCTTTTCATATCCATAGTGTCCGATTCCTCTTTCTTCTGTAAAATCATCAAAGACATCTTCTAAAAATTCTTCGACTATATCTTCTTCTGACATAAACTCGTCTTGATCGTCTATAACCTCATCATAAAGATCGTATTCTTTTATGTGTTTCATAACATCTGCTTTTGCTGTTTCATAATCATATGCAAAAATTGGTCTATTATGGCAGATTATTTTTTCATCAAAATACCCGATATTGTCTGTGAAATCCTCAAACTTATCCCAACACATATTGCAATAATTTGCTGCAATTAATTCTCCAAGATCGCCGGAAATATACAATCTGTAAAAATCCTCTTCAAATAAAAATCTGATTCTATAATATGAACTATTTGGTTTTTGGAAGTCTAATATCTTTATGTTCCCGAAATCTGTAAACGTCGCTTTATGATCCTTGAAATTCTTTTTCTCTCTTTCTAAATTCATAATCGACACCACCTTTCAAATTCTGGGCTAAGGATATTACTGTTAATCATTTGTTTCCTCCTCACAATCTACACCGAACAAATATTTCAAGATTCGGTCTTTTCCAACAGATTTGATTGCACCCTCCGCGATTTCCTTAGATGTAAAATAAGTTATAGATTCTCCACGGTAAGGACCCGTATTTGTTGATACACTGATACATTCTTTTGAAAGATACCCACATGCTATTTCGAAGTGAAAATTATTTCCATCCCATGCCTCTTTTTTTGAGTCGTTATGTTCTAAAGCATATCTTTCCAATTCTGTTTTTACTCGTGCTCTTTCTAATGCGATTTCTGCTTCCTCTCTAGTCTTAAATGCATTTCCTATATCAAATCTATCTATATCCACCCCTAGACCTTCCCAATTATCCTTTGTCGCACAACTATATTCATCTATATAGTAATATATCTCTCGATCTTCTGGTTCCCACACACGACTTTCCTTGTTTCCTTTTTCTAACAGCTTTTTGAACTGTTCTCTTTCTTCTTCGGTTAAATTATCTAAATGTATTGTAATTTGTTCATTCATATTCTCTTCTCCTTAACTTTCTTTAACAATTACTTGATCTTAATGACTCTCTGTCCTCTGTCGTACTGACTAAGTATCTGTTCTAGTGTTTTCTCTGCTTCCTCTCTTGTATTACATATCTTAACAGTTTTAGGCATACCTCCTGTCATGTCACATTCAACATAGTATTTCTTTTCTTTATCTTTGAACTGATGTTTGTAAATCCATATATCTCGTATACATTGCGTATTCAAAATCGTTTTATCTTCTGCTTGTATCAACATAGATCTTCACTATCTCCTTTCCTTCTTAACAAAAATGAAATTCTAACTGCTCCGGCTCCGGTTCCCACTTATCTTCCCATCTTACTCCAATGTAATCTAAGACACGTCCCCATCCGAATCGTTCTCCTGTTTCTGGATCTGTGCAACATCGATACATCCAGAACTCCCATTCTTTTTCGTTGCGTTCTCTTAACATGTCAAATCGATGTGGTCTTTTCTCGAGATGCACTCCGAATCCACACATCGAGCATCCTGTTCTTTGTGCTTTTGTCGTATACAGCGTTCCATCTGCTTTCCTTGCGATTTCTCCATAGATTTCTGGCACTGGAACATCAAGATCTAATGCAAGTTGCAGTAAATCTTGTCGTAAGAATGGTGCAAATGGTGCTGATCGGATTACCGACTTTCCAAAATAATTGCAACCATGCTCTACTAATGCTTCTTCTCTCTGTCCACCTTCACTTGCCATAAGTCCCAGGAATGGTGCACTGTTGTTTTCTTTTGCGTATATTTCACACGGCTTTTCTTTCATGTATAAACAACACTTATTACTTACTTTGAACGGTGCAATCTGATAATTCACACCTTCATTCTCGTTTTCGTATCCTGCGAACAACTGCAGCCATTTTCTTGGCAGTTTCATTCGGCTGTTCTTTGCAAAATGTCCTTGTGCTCCACATTCTCCAGTTATAATCGCATGTCTGACTGTCTTATTGCGATCTGTTGGATTCTGTAATGTGTCAATTCGTCCTGCAATCTTCTTGCTGATCACTGGAAAACCAAACTCTTGTAAGATTTCTGTCTTTGGTTTTCCTGGTCGCAATGATATTACTCCAAGCTGCTTATGTACTTTGATAATGCTTTTATCTTCCAAGGATGATACTGATACTGCAGGTACATCGATCCCCCTACTTCTTAAAAACATCAAAAGCACGATACTATCCAAACCGCCTACACTTACATGTGCATTCATTCCTCTGCGATCAAGTTCTTGTATAAACTCTCTTGCTCTTAATTCTGCTCTTCTTACTTTCACTTCGTATGGCAGATTTTGCTGTGTCGTAAAGATGGCTTTTTGTCGTTTCTTTTGTTCTTTCCAGTCATCGCTCATCTGCTTTTTTCTCCTTCTCGCAATAAATGCAGCTCTTATCACACTTGATCCGAACCTTTAACTTCTGCTGCTTGTCCGGACACAACTTCATCTCATTGATTCTCTTGCCTGTGATCTCACAGATGTAGCCTTTAAATTCTTTCTTGTTTACCATACTGCCACCGCCTCATGTAAATGTTCTCTTAATACATCTGCTGCCTCGTGTTGATTCTCATGCTCCAATAACTTGATCACATTCGGTAACACTCTTCGCCCTTTATCGATCACTTCCTGGTTTGATGCAATCATTTCTGCATTCATGTCGATGTTATAACGTTTCTTTAAATCTAATGCCATGTCTTCAAATGTTACAAAATGTTCTGCGTACTGATCCAGAGATACCAGGCACATGGATTTATGATCATATGCTTCTTTGAATCTTCGAAGTCTCTTTTCTCCAAAGCCTTCGCTATCTGCCAGTGCTGATAATGCTGTTGTCATGATGTTTCCATAGAGTGTTGTTGCTAGGATTTCAAAAGCTTTATCTAATCTGTCGTTGTCGATCAGAAGTCCAACTCTCAATGCTCCTCGCATCTGAAGCTCTTTTCTTAATCCATCAATTCCCTTTTTTTCTGCAATGCCTAACGCATATGCCATTCCTGCCATTCTGGCCTCTTGTTCTTTATCAAGCTTCCCCATTCTGATCATCCTTCTTTCTCATCATTGCAATATCATAAATTGTCTGGCAAATCTGCTCACATACCTCTTCTGCATGATCGTCTTCTGTAAGCTGCCTTACATATTTCTTTCCGCAAGCAACACATGTTAATCGCCGAATCTGCTCCCATGCACTCCATGCTACGAACGAATTTCCCAATGCATTTGCCATTAACGAATCTGTTCCGGATCCATTTGCATCTCTAAACCATTTATTTCTTGGTTTTTGTAATACTTTCTGTGTATCTTCTTTGCATACACTCTTTTCAAGTTTTTCTAAAACTCTCTTTTCAATTCTATCTACGATTTCTTGTTCTTTTTGCTCTGTCATTTTACTTCCTCTTACTCAAACCGACCTGCACCAGATCCATACTGATGCCACGCCGTGCATCTCATGTTCTCTTCTTCCTGCTTCTTTAGTTTCTCAGCTTCTCTTTTCTTCTCATCCAGGCACTCCTGCCGGTATTCATCATCCCATTTTTTCAATGTTGGCTGACTGATCGTTGTCAGCTCTGACAGCTTCTTGTAGCTTATCCCTGTTGAGATGATCAGTCGTACCATTCCTTTCTTGAAATTTTCTTTATATCTCATATCGTTTTCTCAGACAGCTTAACTTTCTACCTGAAACAGCTTATACTGATCACTTTCTCATTATTCTTTGCTTGATCATATAAACTGCTGTGATTCTTCGTTTCGCGATTTGTTGAAAAATTGTAATACCAAATCTAGTTTGTGAAAAATAAAAAATACAAAAAACCTGAAAAAATATGTTTATGTTTGCTTGCTTCGTTAATAGTTACTTGAAGAATCTTAATCAGATAGAAAGTTAAGCTGTCTGATCATACTCCTTTACTTATGATATCCGGCACAATTGCCTACATAATGCCACTGCAAACCTTCGTGTTTTGTCTCGCCCCCCCCCTGTTATCTCAGGGTAGAAACGCTTATACCACTTCATCAGTGTCTTATGATCGATTCCGGATGATCTGCTGATCTCATTTGATGACATGTTATGCTTGATCCACAGTGTCACAACACGTCTTTTAAATCCTTTGCTGTAATCTGCCATCAGTTCTCCTTTCTGCCCACTGCCTTAGGCAGCAGGCTCATGGCTTATACTGGCTGTTTCTTATGCGGTTAATAGTTACATGTGGTATATAATTTAGCTCTCCGGCTGATCACTGCCTGCATATGATCCCTTTGTGCTGTTGTTGGTCACTTAAGATCATTCCTAAATCCACAGCTACCACGACTAATACTACGACTTTTTATTAAACAACAATCATGGTTTATAGTGTCTTGCAGGCAGTGATCAACCGGAGAGTCTTATTTTTATTACATTGCTGCGAGTAACTTATTGATAAAGTACTGCTGCCCTTTTCCTGTAACTTTCGTTGTCTTGCTGATCTTCGTTGATCCATTTGGCTGATTGATCACTGTTTCCTTGATCTCGAATAGATCCATATCCATTGCTCGCTGCGTTGGCATATTCCAATCAGAGCCTTTTCTCTTGATCAGATAACCATTGCATCGCATCCATTCAAACAGTTTATTTTGCCCCGTCTGTACTCCGTTTTGACGAAGAATCTTAGCCAACTCTCCGATCAGGATAGATGTATCACTCGTGGAAACTGCATCCGCAAATATCTCTTTTGGTTTCATTCTTTCGTTATCCTCAATCAGTATTGCGTTGTCTGATTTGAGCTTGTCTATCGTTTTATCTGCCATCTTCAATGCTCTTGCAAATATCTGCTCTGGTGTATTCCAGGCTTTCTCAAGATCCAAGAAATACTGTCGGATCTGTTTTCCTTCTGGCGATCTTTGAATCATACAGATCTGTTTTGCCATATCGATAGAAATCTCATATTCTGTTGATGGTCGTCCTCCGGTACTTTCGGACATTTTTGTCCAAAAGTCTTTATACTCTTCAAACCCATATTCACACATTCGATCAATCCATTTCTTGAACGGTGTCTCGATGTGTAACTGTTCATGCAGATTTCTTGCAGATACTGTCGGCTGTTCTGTTTCGTAGTTGACTGCGATCAAGTCTCTAATCTCACTCACGTTATAATTCATCTCCTAACTGTTTCTGTAACAACTGCTGTTCCAAAGAATCAAAATCATGATTTCTCTCGCAATCCAAGTGTGCAGGATTCTTTTTCTCTCTTCTTACTGCTCCAGTACCCCTATTCCGTTCCCAGTTCCGTACTGCTGCCTTCCAGTCTTTCATCTTGTTTTTACCAACCATCCAACCTTTGGATTCGTAAAAGTCAATAAAAACATTTGCATCAACGCTATTGTTCCGCTCTTTGCAATAACCGAAGACTTGCTCGTATGTAGGTGGCGTGAAACGCTTTATATTACTCTTCTTTTCATTCTTATCATTCTTTTCATTCTTGTTTGTGTGTTTCTGCGACGTTTCAGTGTCGTTTGACTGTCGTTTTTCTGTCGTTTTTTCATTTTCAGAATCTTGATAAACACTGTAATTTACTACGTTTATGACCGTCTTTTTTGTGTCGCTTTTTACGACCAACATAGAATCATCTTCAAGCATTTTCAAAAACCGCTTAACTTTTGTGTTACTCCAACCCCATCTATCACATAATTTTCGGATGGATGTGACTGTCTGACCACGTTCTATCTTGATCAACTTCCCATCAATTAATACTTTTTTCTCACAGTGATTAACCATAAGTAAGAGATCCATCCAAGCCTGTCCTTTTGAAAACGGCTTATCTTGCCAAACCCAGTGATCTGTAAGACTCCTGTAAGTCTTTACCCATCCTTCGTTCATGTGATCACCTCGTTATTTCAATTTCTTCTATCTCAACTTCAACTCTTGGTTCATCTGCATAATGCTTTTCCATATGCAGTGTTACAACCTGTATGCTAATTTATTCAAAGCATCAAGAATACTCTTTGCTATGTTATCGATATCTGGCTTCTTTGTTGGAAACATCAGATCATCTAACATTTGTTGTTTCTTTTTCTTGCTTGTGCTTTTAACGATCGGATAATAAGCAATGATCGTTACTTTTAATGGTTGTCCATCGTTAAAGATCATACTGTTTGCTTCTTGCCTGTAACAGCACTTGATCAAGTTTTCATATAAAACTGTCTGTTCTGGTGTGTAAGAAAATGAATTTCCTCCCCTCCCTCGAACAGTTCGTGCCCTGGCTTTTCCTTTCGGAGCACCAGGGACTATAAATTTCACTGTCTTCATAAAACTCTTGTCCTTCTTGCTATTTAAAGAACTGCTGCTGTTCGCTCTTTACTTCTTCTTTTACCTGTTGTGGTTCTTCTGATACTTCTGACTCATGAATCTCCTGATCAGCTACAACATTTTCATCGTTCTCCATGTCCACATAGTCTTTTGTTCCGTCCTCATGAATCACTGCCATGTCTACATCCATAGCACTCTGCATATCAATGCTCATGATTCCCCATTTGCTAATTAATTGACGAAGCATTGTTTTGTAAGCCATAGCATCAAAATCCTTTTCCCAGAACGTATAACCCTTTTTGGCTTTATATCCTTTCGAATACTTTAATGCGTGAGCTTCCATCTTCTTCTTTGACCAATACATCACTTTCTTGAATCCGTTCGTATATTCAAACATTGCGTAATATCCGACCGTTGGTGCTTCTTCTCTTGCTTCTTCATCTTCGATCAGATTCACTTCAATCTCCTCATTCAGCGGATCAAAACGAACAAGCTCACCTTCTTTGATTGCCAAAACATTTAGTTTTTTGTACTGCCCAGATCTTATTGCTAACTGGATATACCCCTTATATCCGAGCTGGAACTGTGCTTCTTTGAATCCTTTTTTGTTATTGTTGAACGGCACCATGTAATACTGTCCAAGTTGCGGAGACGGAGAAAGCTTTAGAGATTCCCCTAACAGTGCCGCACTTAAGATTGATGGATTTGTACATTCCTGTAACGCAGAATTAGTCTGAACCGCTGATACGATGGATGAAATGAAACGATCTCCATTCTTTCCGCCGATTACGTTGTTGATCTGGTTCTTAACAGCATCATTTGTAAGGTATGCTGTTAATCCTGTTTTCTGTTGTCTTTTCGCCAAACTGTTTCCTACTGCCATGCTACATTTCCTCCTGTTTAATGATTTCAAATTCTTCACATGCTTTTTTCAAGATGTTTAGTTTCATGTTTGCCTCTTCAAAATTGTGTTCTTTTACCACGCATCGAAACGTGATTGCAAGTGTTCTTTCTCCTGTTGTTCTTGTTTTCTGAACTGGTACTTGATCATTCGGTTCAGTCTCTTCTTTACCAGCAGATGCAATTTTCTTCGCTTCTTCCTCTAACTGCTGTTTCCTTTGTGCTTCTTCTTGTCTCTGCTGTTCTTCGAATAAAGCTTTCTTTTTCGCTGTCTCTTCTAACTGCTGCTTTTTGTTTACTGCTGCTGTTAAATCAAAGTTTTTCAGATACTCTTCTTTCATCTCATATGCATAAGGACTTGTATCTGCATTGATCACTACAAGATCGTTATCAATCTTATCTCGAACCTCTGTGATCTCATTTGTGATAGATTTGAGTGTCGTTGATACACTCAGCCATGATTCTTTGAAAATCTTGTCAAATGTCACGATATCAGCTAAACCACCGATTGTTTTTGCATAGATCTCTTTAACCTTTTCAAGTTTTTCTTGTCTGATAGATTCATCATATGCTTTTATCTGTGTATCAATATTAGATACCGCTTGATTCACGATAGAAATTAATTCTTTTTCCTTTTCTTCAAAATCTGTATACGGAATCATAACTTGCTTCTTAATCTCTTTTCTTTTGTCCTCTAATGCTGTAATAAATTTTCGTAGAGCTGCACGATCTTTTTTTGCTTCCTTCATTTGATCTGGAGTATAAACAAGACTCATGTAGTCATTTGCCTTATTCGTAATCTCACTTTTTAGTTCTTCAAAGTTCCAGTCAATCTTTTGTAAGAATCCATCTGCCTGTGGATTATATATCTTTAATTCCATATGTTTCTCCTCATATCTCTGGAAGTATCAAGTTTGGCATCTGCCTGTTCTCAACCTTCTTCCAAAACTCTTCTTCTGCTTTTTTCAATATTTCTATATCTTCGATCACATCTGATCGTTCAATGTGATAATCTTTTGTCTGTAACCTTATCTGTCCTTGCCATTCTGACTTTAGCTGTGCTCGAAGCTCAACGAAGTCATATTCTGTAACAAGTAGATAGTGCAAAACTTGTATGTAGTAGTTATCAGGAATTCGATCATTCCATTTTTCACGCTGCATACTTTGTAGGATATTTGTTGTCTTAATCTCTAAGATTCCTTTTCTGCCGTCCTGATCTGCTAGTTCTCCATCCAAGGAAGCATGTGCCCATTGATATTTTTCATTTCTGATCATGTTGTCTCCGAAGTATTCAACCTTGTATTCTGGATGATCAAGTGCAAACAGCGATCTAAGCAATGGCTCTGCATCATGCCCGTACTTCACATAGTCCTTATCCGAAATATCTGGAGCTGTTCTCTGCCCTGTCTTTTCTAAATACAGTTCTGTATTGGTTTTATATGGATTGAGTCCTAATACTGCAGATGCATCAGAACCACCGATTCCATGTCTGGCATTTAACCAGGAATCAAAGGAATCAAACTGGATCCGTTTAATTCCTGGTGCAATCAGAATTTCTTTCATAGATCAACCTTTACTTCTTCTTTAACGAACTGAAATCTACCCATTAATTCTTGTAATGCTCTTGCAATTTCTTTGTCCAATGGATTCATCTCTTTTTCTATACCATTTGCCAAAGTTCTTAAAGCTGCTACGACATATGGTGCTGTTTCCATGGAAATAGGATGTACACTGTTTGTCACTTCAAAAGCAATATCTTTGGCTATCTCTTTTGTAATAGCAATGCCGTCATCGTCGCGGTCAAGTGCTGTACATACATAAGATTTTGCTAATTTTCGTTCACATTCTAATAAAAATTCTTTTGTCATTGTTCTTTCTCACTTTCCGTGCTATAATGCACTTGATAATTTTTTGTCATTTGTGCCTTTGGAAGTTGCCGCTTCCTTGGCACTTTTTTCTTTTATCGGGTTTCTTACTTTCATGTATGCTGCAAGCTCTCTGGACTCTAAATACACAACAGCTTCATTAGATCCCTGCTCTGCTCGCTCAACAGATTTCTGTTGAATCTTAATCATTTCATCCAACTCTTGTAGCAATATCTTCTCGTCAATCATTTTTTTCGCCCCCCTTTCATTTCATTGTTAGCTTATCAAGCATCCATTTCATTGTTTTCTTCCCAATCTTTGTTTTAGAAAAAACGAAACAAATGATCATACTAACTAATACATAAAGTGTAAATACTATTGCTGTTGCCATTTATGCTCCTTTCTCTACAAGTTTTTTGGATTTCTTTTGTCTCTCAGCACTCTTCAAAAACTCAACCGTTGCTGCTTTGAGCTTATCCGGATCTATTTTTCCATGGATCCGAACAGTTGCATTTCCGATTTTATATGTTGCTTCTGGACCATCTCCCATTCCTATCACCTTCTTTTTCTTTTTTAGAACCAAATAGTTCTGTCCCCTGCCCGAAGTTATGAGTGTTATCTTTAAACTTATATGAGGAATTTTTCATAACAAAAAAATACTTTGTCGGGGAGTAGTTTTTTCTTTTTTATCCTGTCGTTCAGCAATATTACCTTGGACAGAGAACAGAGCTATCTGGTTTATAAAGTCACTAAACGTGACATTTTTCATCAAAAAAAATTTCCTGCACACTTCTGCCGTAATATGAAGCTAATTTTACTTTAACAACGTCACGAGGGATACGTTCTCCATTTTCATACATAGATATGGCAGACACACTAATACCAACCGCATCAGCTACTGTTTCCCTCGGAATATTTCCTCTTAACTCTCTTAGTCGACACCCAATTTCTTTGGCATCTAACATCTTCTCACTTCCTTTCTTTCCCCGTCGAGCCGATAGGCCAGCTATTTCTTAGTTGAAAAATAATAGAAACATCCCTGCGACAGTACAGATAAACAATAAAACTGTACCTGTCAATTTTAAAATCTCTTTCAACATGATTGTATTTATAATGAATCTATGGTAGAATCGAGAAGGAATCGGGGGAGAAAATTCCTTCCCCTTTTTTCCTTACATCAGACTTTCTAAGACCATTTTTATAACGGCTAAGAGAGTTCCGATGCTTAGTGTTAGCTGAGTTAGTGCCGTAATCACTTTCTCAGCTTTTTTTATTTTTTCTACCAAGTCATCCATCTTTTCCTCCTTTCTCTATTGCCTTATCTTCGCTACAACTATATATTATCATATGTCACGCATTGTGTCAACACTTTTTGTGACACTCCTATTTACTTTTTTCACGTTACGTGATATTCTTATATCAACAAATACAATATATAAGGAAGGTGATTTATAAAGTGGGAAATTTTCAAAATATATTAAAATCATTACGAACTTCTCATAGTTTAACTCAAGATGCCCTCGCCAAAAAATTAAAAATTTCCAGAAGTACTATCGGAATGTATGAAAGCGGAGCTCGCGAACCAGACTTTGAAACATTAGAGCTAATTGCAGACTTCTTTAATGTTGATATTGATTATTTATTAGGAAGAACACTTAAGACTACTTATATTCCATTTAACAAAAATCAATCAGAACTAAACAAAAGAGACACGAAGCAAATAGAAGAAATCCTACAGCAAACAAAAGATAAACTAACATCCCAGGAGGGATTGATGTTTGACGGCGATCCTGCTTCTCCAGAAGCGATCGAATCTATTTTAAGTGCAATGGAGATTGGTATGGAAATGGCAAAGAAAAAGAACAAGGAAAAATATACACCTAAAAAATACAAAAAGGACTGATGTGAATGGACATAAAAAAGATTGTAAATTCGCTTGTCAAGAAACACAAAACAAGAAATCCTTTTGAGATTATCAAAGGACTAAATGTTATTCTTGTGCCAGTGCCACTTGAAGGTGTCAGAGGGTTTTATCAATATTTTCAAAGAAATAATATTATCTATATTGATGATTCTCTTCCAGAACATGAACAGATTCTTGTCTGTGCCCATGAGTTAGGCCACATGCTACTGCATAAAAAGGCTAACGCTCTCTTCATGGATACGTATACTGGATTTAACACCACAAAATACGAAAAAGAAGCTGATTTATTTGCTATGGAACTTCTGGTACCTGACGAAACATTCTTAGAATATCAAGAATATACAACTGAACAAATTGCACTCGCTCTTGGGTACACTGAGAAACTAATTAAGCTAAGATTAAAATCAAAATGAAGGGAACATAATGGGGTTATTAAATTCAATATTTGGAAACAACGAATTAAATGATAAGATTCAGGAATTAGAAAATACTAATTCTGAAATGGAAGCAAAAATTTCTATTCTTGAAAATGAGAAAGCGGCATTGGAATCATTACTCACTCCAGAAATGCAAAATCTAGAATCATTAAAAAAGCAAATTGCTAAATCTCAGGTTGAATTTGCACATCAAAAAATAATACAGGAACAAAAATTAAAAGAACAATATGACAAATATATATCTGAAATTACTAAACAAAAATCACTTATTGTTGCATACAATGATGAAATTAATGAGTTACAATCAACCATAAAAGGGCTAAAAAAATCTATAATCACATTTTCTGATGAAATCTTAGTTCAAGACTTTGGATTATATGAACCGCGATATTCTTTTCTTAATGCGGATTCTTATAAAGCAGAACTTACGAATATACGCAATATGCAAAAAGCCATGATCAAAGACGGTTCTGCAGTATCTGGTAGTGCGGACTGGCAAGTCAATGGCAGTGCAGTCAGAGGTCGCAAAATGATAAAAGATATGCAAAAACTATTGCTCCGTGCATTCAATAGTGAATGTGATGAAATTATCAATAAAGTAAAATACAATAATTACGATTCCTCTGTCAAAAAAATGGAACGAAGCTTTAATACAATTGCTAAGTTAGGAGTGACCATGGCTATTTCCATAACTTCCGACTATTATGATCTAAAAATCCAAGAACTTCAATTAGCATTGGAATATCAGACTCAAAAGCAGCATGAGAAGGAAGAAAAAGCCGAACTAAGAGCTCAGCAACGTGAAGAAGCACGATTACAAAAAGAACTTAAAGAACAACGCAAAAATATTGATAAAGAACGCAAACATTACGAACAAGCCCTTTCTAATATCAATCATCAAATTTCAACCGCTTCTGATGACAATATAGAAGATTTAAATCAAAAGAAAGAGGAAATCATACAATCTCTTTCCGAGATTGACACTAAAATCAAGGATATTGATTACAGAGAGGCTAACCAAAAAGCTGGTTATGTATATGTAATTTCTAACATTGGATCATTCGGTGAAGGTATTTACAAAATCGGTATGACACGTAGATTAAATCCACAAGATCGTGTAGATGAATTAGGAGATGCTTCTGTTCCATTCAAATTTGATGTACATGCAATGATCTTTTCAGAGGATGCTCCAGCATTGGAAGCAGCCTTACATAGAGCTTTTGAAGATCGTAAATTAAACCTTGTAAACCAAAGAAGAGAATTTTTCAGAGTTTCCTTAGATGAGATCAAGGATGTTGTTAAGAATAATTTTGATAAAACAGTGGAATTTGTTGATGTTCCTGATGCTGATCAGTACAGAATCTCCCTGAAACTACGAGAGGAGGAACATCAAGAATGAGCATCTTTGATTTTTTCAGAAAGTCGAAAACCGAAGAACCTAAGCAAGAAGTTTTAGATGAACCATCAACTTCTAACATCGCCTTGGATTCATCATCTTATGTCAATGATTCAGAAGTTTCCCTAAAAAAAAGAGAGTTTTATACAGCTGTATTCCTCGACAGATACAGTACTGGAACTCCGATCATGGACGACAACGAATATCCAAGATACTTCCAGTATGATTTTGAAATCAAAAGCCCATCTAAATTTCATAAAAAATTAGTCCAAGATGGTTATTATAAAGATGCTGAATTGGTAGATATCTTGCGTTCTTTAAGAATACCAGAGTTAAAAGATCTGTTAAGAGAATTACGTCTACATGTATCAGGGAACAAAGAAGATTTGATCAATCGTCTATTAGCTACTGATTCCTCTGATGAATTAATGCATATTTTAAATGCTGATCATATAAAATTTTATTCTCTATCTAATAAAGGAAAATATTTTGTGGAAAATCACAAAGATTATATTGATCTGTTTAACCACAGAATCAAATTAGGGATAGGCATTGACGAATATATATCTGCTAAGAAATCATGTCCAAATAATTATGATTTTCATAAGATCATTTGGTCTATATTAAATGATCGAGAATTTGAATACATGAAAAATAGTAAATTCAATTTATTAACATGTAATTATCGATCTATGGCTGAATGGCTAGGTGATTCAGGTAAACAGGAAGATTCTCTTCTGTACTACCTAAAGGCACTCTACTTTGAGATTATGGCTTCAAATTTTAGCAGCATATCATTATATAACGATGGCGTATATTCTTCTACACGTGTACATTCAGATTCTTTTAATGAACCATATTTAACATATCTTGTAGGAAAAATTTATAATTTAAGAGAATTTTATTCTCAAACAATTTTTGAAGATGCTTGTGAAGTAATGAATCACTTTTATGAATTTGTCTTATGCGATAAAAATACTTTCAAACGTTTGGTTGCAGATATAATCAATAATAATTACGATCATGACAAATGGATGAAGGAATTTAAGAGAATCTATACAAATTTATTTTAATAAATGAACTTTGAAAATATAATATACTTACCCAAGAAGTCGTCAGACGGCAAGTCTCCAACCGCTCCGAGCATTGCGGAAAGGAGGCTTTTATGAGGAATATGAGGAATTTATGATCATCATAAATGTTGCACTGTTAATCATTGCCATTCTGAATTACACGCATAAAAAATAGCCGTCCTACCCCTGGTAAGTGTAGAACGACTATTTTCGTTAAGCATTCGCCGGAGCGGATGGGTTTGCTCCATCGTGCCGACTTCCTTGTTAAGTATATTATAATCAAAGTTCTTAGATTTTTCAATACTATCTTGCTAACATTGGAAAAATGGTTACATCAAGGATCACTAGACTGTAACCTAGTGAAATATAAAGGAGGTTAACTTATGTTTTGTTCAAATTGTGGTGCTGAATTGAAAGATAATGCAAATTTTTGTAGTAACTGCGGACAAGCAATTACTTCTGGTACTTCAACATCTTCTGCTTCATCAGATGACGAGGTAGTTGTTAAAGAAGGTTTATGCAATAGAGTTAAAAGTAAATTATTTGTACAAAATGGTCATGGATTATTAACTAACAAACGTTTTATTTATTCTAAGCATAGTATTTTTAAAACCGCTGCCATTGGTCTACTTGTCAATCTAACGAAAGGTAGTTATGATTTTGAGATTCCAATTTCTGATATAAAAGAAATCAAAGATGGTCGCCAAGGAATAAGTAAAACAATTATTATTTGTACTAATTCAGGCGAGGAATACAATTTTTACTTTACAGATCGCCAAAAATGGATTATCGAGTTTAATAATCTCATTAATAAAAACTAA